AAAGGGGAAGAATGGAAAAGAGGCATTAGATGCCATTCCACTCAGAAAGAAAGGAGGTCGTTAAACCCACTCTCCGAGGTTGTACCACTTGCCGTACTGGACCAAAGTATATGGCCGTACGGTCTTAGTCAGGGTCTTAAGAGGAACTTGATTCGCGGATATTTTTTGTTCCTTCCCGCTGTCAAGATGCTTGTCCTCTTTGGTCGACAGTGCACGGAGACGGTCGAGAATCAGACCGTACCCGTCGAAGTGGAGTGAAACCGCCACTTCGGCTCTAGTTCTAATCCGGACGCCGATCATGCGGACAACCCTGGTAGTTCGAAGGGTCATCGCGTGGTCGAGGTTCGAACAGAATCCCACGTCGCCAGCATGTTTCGGGACAAGGTTGAAGTCGATCGGTGGTACTGACCGACGCAGCCGAGCCGTAGCCTGCTTAAAGCGCGCATCCAGAGAAGTCTTCTGGTTGCAGATGTGAGCGAAGTGCACGATGCTATTATGCACTCCGTAGATGCGCGGAACCGTATCAACCCGATGTTTAAGGTAGAACGGTTTAACGTCGACACCCTTGAACCAATGCGCACCGCACGACTCGTAGAATAGGCCAGACGAGAAACTTTTCGCCTGGTTGATCGTAAAGCCGAGCAGTTGCGTTAGTTCAAGGAACGTGGGGTATGCCTTCGCCGGGAGGATAACATCGTCTCCATAAACAGAGACTTTGCTCCTACTGGCTCCAACAAACTCAGCCGAAACGAGCGCGCAAGCCAAGAAAATCAGGCTCTCAAGCTCGAAGGTGAACCCGTTACCCATGCTGGAAAACTTCTCCCAGTACAGGACGGATCCATCAGGCAGAGTCCCACGTTTGCACCTCAACAAATCCAGTACAGAGTACCAATCGGCTGGTAAAAGCAGTCGAACGACTTCACGCGAGATAGTATCACTCGCGCTAGAGAAGTCGACTGTGGCCAAGCCGAGGGAGAAGGCCAGGCGTGAAAGCTCCTGGTTTATCCTCTGGTCGTTGAGATTGCAGCCCTGCCGAAGAAGTCGCTGGCGGATCATCTTGCCAGCACCCTTCTGGAACCAGAGGTTCCAGCCGGGTTCGACCGCGATTACTCTATCGGTCTTAGAATTCTTCGGGACGGTACAAACGACGTTTCCCGCCTGGACAGTTGCCCGAGTTTTCACAAGGACATTCTGGTGCCATCCGGGGTAAGCCAAATCAAGCAATGGCCACAACACGTCGTATACCTCACGTGACATACCAGTCTCTTGCTGGTACTTGTTAGGTTTCACCGACAATGGACCCTTTAAGAGGGTGCTCACGCCGGGTCCCCAGTCGCTACGTTCTATCAGCTCCTCAGCATTGAAGCGGCCTAGGATGCTCTCTATTTTACTGCGAACCCTCGGAACGAGGGGATGCAGTGCTTCGGGTGGAAAATAACCACTCGGAGCAAAAGGGCAAACAAGCCGATTCGTACTCTTGCATTGTTCCTCAGCTTTAAGGAACTTGTCGAGGGCCTTTTGTTCCCGGTTAAACGAAGTCCGGAGAAAATCGGCTTTGGACAGCAAGCTAGTCGCCGCGTAATTATCCCTAAACGTGTGTGGACTCTGATAGTGAAGAGGATCGCAGCTCAATTCAACGAGCTGGTCATGCTCACCACTGTTGTACAGAAGCCACACCGCCAAGGACCGCGGAGTGTTAAGACTAGAAAGAACGTCAAAGATTGTAGCATCCGTAAAATCACGGGTGTCACGTCGAACAGAACGTTTGTTGCTGCTCATAAAGCGACCTTTCTGTGCCGATCGGCACTAAAGTTGTAGAGCTCGGGTGAACAACCTTCCTGCAGCTATCGGGCTCAGCCTCGCGGCGGAACTCGATGTTTCAGCAGCAGATACACGAAGGCAATGTTCATCAGCAGGCCCTCGAGAGAGGTCCCGCCGAACAGGTCACCGAAAAAGGTGGCCATGTTAGTACATCACATCGCCGGCATAGAGCGCAGATCGGAATTCGGCTGCGCACAGTGTCGACGTGAAGATGTCCACGAGCTTCTGCTTCTCCGTTGCCGTCGCGTTCTCGGGGAACGTGAACTCGCAGCTGGCAATGTTATCGCCAATCTTCGAGACCACGCCTGTTCCCGCGTCCGTGAAGGTTTTCGGCACGAAGGCACGCAACGTGGCTTTCGTGGTCTTCCGGGTGGTAGTGGGCAAACGGTAGCTGAAGTCCACATGGACGTCGTCCAGGGACGTGGCACCCGCATAAACCCACTGAAGGACGGATTTCCCGTCCTTCCCACGGGGAGTGATCGAGTACGCCGCTCCGGTGATGCTAATCGCCGAGATCGTCGTCTTCGCCGCAATGGCAGCTTGAGCTGACATAGTATTACCTTTCAGGTTGAAAAGAAAAGCCGAATTACTTCGACTTGAAGGCCTGCGTGAGCAGGGCCAGGGCGTTGGCGCAATGCTTCGCCGAGATTGGGTTCTTTAACTGGGGAAGATTCCAGCCTGGGAACCCGCTCATGCTGCCACGTTCGTACTTGAAGTAACGGGCCCGAGCGGTTCTGTTCATGTTCCACTCGTACCGGTAGTTCCCTTGCGTATACTTCGCTGATCGGCTGTACACGAGATGCGTATACGTAGTTCCCGAATTCGCGCCATCAACAAAGGAGACCCCCAACGTAGCGTCCAGAGTATTAAGGAAATTGCCGACTGGCAAGAACCAGTCAACGACAAAGCTATACGGCAGAACCTCCCACGCAATACTAAGCGGGTTAGTCAAGCCGACACGGCCGAGCCATTGACTACTCTGGTAGTCCACAGTATAGTATAAAATCACGCGCGCGTCATACATGTACGCACGTTCAGCCCACGCACCTACGGAAGCCGGTGACACAGAGTAGTACTTATCTGCGTCCTGAAGGCGACCTTTGGCTACCACCTTCATCAAGGGTGGACGCTCCTTCGTCTGTCGTCCAAAGCTCCGCTCAAGTTCTTCAGCGGTGCCGTAAACGTCGTCGAGAAGCGGGAGCCAACCATACTGTAACTGAAGCCAGTTGTTCGCAGCACTCTGACGCCCGCTAAGGCGTTTGGAGGGCCTACAGCCAAGCTCTTCAAAAGCTTTCTTGAATTGCCTGCGTTTAACAGCGTTGAAGGCACGAGCTACCTTACCCGCAGTGTCCCCGAACATCTGAATGGCCTGGTTCCTCTCGGCGATGAAATTACCGAGATTCACCTTCTGGTCCTTCAGCTTCTCGAGGCATCGCTGGGCGAGGCGGTCCGCGATCTTTTGGCGCTGTGCTACATCTGGCTCAAGGTATCTGATGTCGTCCCAAGCAATATTGGCCGGCCCAACGTACTCGCTGTAATCACCAGTGGGTACCCACACGATTTTAAGGTGCGGGCTGCCTTGCGGCATTCCTGCAGTCTCACGACTGAGGAAGTATTGGTTCATTGGCAAGCGTTGTTTGGCTGCGATCTTAGCCCGGTAGTTTGGGGTGTCGACCGCATCTTTAACCCGAGTGACCGAATTCAAGACAAAGACGCCGTCAGCATAAGGACCCGTACGGGTCCCGTTGATGACGTCGTATCTCCATCTCTGGGCGGTTACTGGGCGATAGATTGTCACTTTGGACATACCTTGGTGCACCTCCTGTTAAGTAGATTTACAGTACAGGGGTGATCACCGTACGGCAGCATTACCGCCGGCGATAAACCTCCCGCTTCCATTCTGCTCATAGCGTAAAGGCGCCTCACCGAACCCAGTTACTATTCCGGAGTTAACCGAAAGGGAGCTCTGGCGGACGGTGAGGATGGCCTCGTAGCTAAATCCCAACACAGTCAGAACATCCGTATCGCATATTTGCGATCGTGATGCCTGCACTCCAGTTGTAGACATGGAGAGGCGAGATTCTACAATCTCGCTCCTGTTGGATAGAGCAG